AATCTACAGATACTCTAAAGCGTTACTTAGATGTCAGTGTATTCCCAGCAGAGAAAAGTTATGCGTTACGGATTTTGTCTAAGACAGATCCTAGTAATGCAGAAGAGTATTTAATAAAGGCTACTGAAGTTTACCAGAGCAGAGAATCAATCTTGGCTTTGGCTAACTATTACTACCACCAGAAACGGTGGGCAGAGTGCAACAAGGTAGCAAAGATTTCTTTAGAACAAACTGTGAAGACCTCAGAGTTTATGTCTGAAGAGTGGGCTTGGTCTCATATGGCAGATGACCTGATAGCAGTATCAGCGTGGAATCTTGAACGATGGGATGAAGCGTTTGAGTATGGCAAAAAAGCACTAGAGATATCACCCAATGATGAAAGACTACAGAAGAACGTCAAGTTCTATGAGGAGAAGGTAAATGGCAACATTCGCTCAAATGATTGATGAGGTACGGTCTAACCTAGCTGGTTACACGCTGCGTCAAGATCGCATTTCTAATCTTGCCAACATAGGTGGTATTAGTTCTACAGATACAGCAATTACTCTTGGATCAGCCGATAACCTTGCTAAAGGTATTATCGAAATTGATAACGAACTTATCTGGATTGACTCATACGATAGAGCTACTTCAACACTTAATGCTATTGCAGGTTTTGGTCGCGGGTATCAAGGAACAACGCCAGCGCCTCACGCCCAAAACTCTCAAGTAACAATGACTCCAACATTTCCACGATCTACTATTGCTACAGCAATTAACGATACTATTAACTCGTTCTATCCAAAACTATTTTCTACATACTCAACAACATTTACTTTTAATGCAGCGCAAGTAGCGTATCCGTTACCATCTGCTGCTCGTGATGCACTCTTTATTTCGTGGCAAACAGTTGGTCCATCTCGTGAATGGTTACCAGTTAACCGTTGGCGTATGGATCGTATGGCTAACGTCCAAGCATTTAACAGTACAGCAACGGTGAACCTTTATGAAAAAATTATGCCTGGTCGTACAGTACAAGTGTGGTACTCAGCATTACCAAGCAATCTTACCAATGCTACTGATGATTTTGCAGAAGTTACAGGCTTGCCGCAATCCTGTCAGGATGTCGTTATCCTTGGCGCTTCATACAGACTCCTCTCATATCTTGATACGGGTCGAATTAACCTCACTTCAGCAGAGGCCGATTTAGCTGATGCTAAGTTACCTTCAACTGCTGGTGCTTCAAGCTCTAAATATGTCTTTGCTTTATTCCAGCAACGTCTACAAGAAGAATCAACAAAATTACAAAACCGTTTCCCAATTCGTGTTCACTACAGCAAATAAGGATAAACAATGACAGTACGCAGATACTCCTCAATCAGTATCCAGACATCACTTGCGGGTGGTGGAATCACAAGCACCGCTACTTCAATGACTGTTGTAGCAGGTACTGGTTCTTCTCTAATGGGTGGTATCACCTTAGTAGCAGGAGATCAGTTCACAGTAGCACTTGATCCAGATACAGTTCTTGAAGAAATTGTATTTATCACTGCACAATCAGTTGACTCGTTTACTATTACTCGTGGTCAAGCTGGTACTACTGCAGTTGCTCACGCAAGCGGTGCTGCAGTCAAACACGTACTAACTAGCAGTGATCTTAATTATTTTAACCAGGCAATTCAATCAACTACACCGCCTGGTAGCACACCTACTATTGACGGAGGAACTCCGTAATGAATAATCAAATACAGGCAACGGCAACAACAATCGGAGGAAACAACTAATGGCAGTTCAGACACAGATTCAGGTAAGACGCGGTACAGCTGCTTCCTGGACTTCCACCAACCCGACCCTTGCGGCTGGTGAAATTGGATTTGAGACAGATACAGGTAAATACAAAATTGGTACAGGTTCATCTACTTGGAATGCTCTTGCATATGCTCTTAATGGAGCAACAGTAAATGCTATACCTTTGTCTACAGTTACAACTAAAGGTGATTTAATTGGAGCAACTGGATCCGCTGCTGTATCTCGTGTAGCAGTTGGAACAGATGGTCAATATCTTAAAGCAGATTCAACTGCAAATGCTGGCGTATCGTGGACAACGGCTCCATTTGATATAACCACAAAAGCATCACCAACAACAACATTAAACTCATCTGGCGCTACTAGCATTCCAAACAACGTAAATTTTGTATATGCTCTTGCAGTTGGTGGCGGTGGTGGAGGCTCTGCAGCAGGTGGTGGTGGCGGTGGTATTGCGTTTGGTCTTATTGCTTCTGCAGCAAATGCTAACGTAGGAACTGGTGGAACTGGAAATTTAGCAAGCCAGAATAGTGGTACTCCTGGTACCGATGGTGGTACAACACAACTTGGAAATCTTTATGCTAGTGGTGGAACTGGCGGTCGCAGACAACTGGGTAACACTTTCCCAACTGTTGCAGCTGGCGGTGGTGCTTCTCACGCATCAGGTATGGGTGCTGGAAGCGGTGGTCGATGTGCAGCCAATAATGGTGCAAGCAATGCTGGAAATAATGGTTCAGGAACTCTTGCAAGTACAGGAACTGGCGGTGGTGGCGGAGGTGGAATAGCTGCTTACCCTACTGCATCTGCTGGTGGAAACGGTGTAGGGGGTTCTGGTGGTGCAGAATTTGGTAACGCAGGCGGTGGCGGTGCGGGCTATCTGAATGCTGGCAGTGTCGGTAGCGGCTCTGGCAATACTGCTATTGGTGGTGCTGGCGGTAACGGTGGCGGAGGCGGTGGCGGTGGCGCTTCCAGCGGTACTGGCGGAAATGGTGGAAACGGTGTCCTTTACATCTACTACTAAAATGTATGCTGTTACTTTAAATGATGTAGTTGTTTCTCCATTTATAGGAAATGAAGAAGAATTAACAAAAGCTAAAGAACAATACCCACAACATAAATTTATTGAAATGACTATTGAAAATAGTCCTATTGCGATAGGAGATAAACTGTAATGGCGACATTTGCTGTTATTAAAAATGGATTAGTAGTAAATACAATCCTTGCTGATTCTCAAGAAATTGCAGAACAGTGCAATCCTGAGTGTATTTGTATTGAATATACTCAAGAGAACCCAGTAAGTATAAATTGGACATATGATGGTGTATCATTTACTCAACCTGCAGAGGATCAACCGATAGAGTAAAGGTAAAAATGGGCAATGTAATAAAGTTTACAAGTATGTTTCCCTTACCAGAGGTAGAGGAACCTAAGCCTGCATCTATGTTTATACCTGAATGGTATAAAAATGTACAATCATATATTAATGGTAAAAAAATACCCGATGGTGCTGGAAATACTCAGGCTACAATTAAAAAATGTATGCCAGTATTTGATGCTATTACTGCTGGATATATTATTACTTTACCAGCTGATGTTTATGTGTCATTAAAAGATGGTGTTCAAAACTTTGAATGGTCTAATTTTAATCTTGTTTCTTTCCATCCAGTAGAACAAGCCCCAGAACATCCTGCTCGTAAACCACATCAATATCCAAAATGGAATAATCCTTGGTCAATTCAAACACCTAAAGGTTATTCAGTATTGTTTGTTCAACCTATGCACCGAGAATCTGTATTTACTATTCTTCCAGGAATAGTAGACACAGATGAATATGCCTCGCCAGTTAATTTTCCTTTTGTAATTAATGATTTTAATTTTGAAGGATTTATTCCTAAAGGAACACCGATTGCACAAGTCATTCCGTTCAAACGTGAATCTTGGAAAATGAAAATTGGTGGTGAGAAAGAACGTTTGCTAGGATCTAGAATTACTGCTAGATTACAAACTAAATTTTTTGATAGATATAAAACAATGTTTTGGATTAAAAAAGAATATAAATAAAATTAAGCCCCGCTACGGCGGGGTTTTTTATTGTAAAAAATCTAAGGAGAATAATGGCCTACGGCGACGACATTACCGAGGGAATACCCTACGTACTCTCCAACCCAGTTAACAATCAAACCTTTTCTTTAACTGGCGTTGCCTATGACATCTCCATTGCTGGTCAACCATTCTTTATGGAAACCAGTGACGACACTCCTTACCGTCGTGTAACCGCTCAATACCGTAAGCAACAGCTTGATACTACCCGTGAACCAGGCGAGCAGACACTTACTGGTTGGTGGATTAGAAGCCAATCAACATTTCATTTAGGTCAAGGCATTAAGTTCTTTGAACCAGCACAAGATGAATCACTACGATTCCAGTACACATACAGCAAAGGCTGTGACGTATGGAGCAAGGGTCAAGTAACCCTGCTTAATGACAGCGTAACTGGATACGCAACCATTGGTACTAACAGAACTAATAACCGTCCTAATCAATATACACGATCTATCCGTTGGAAGATTAGCACAACAAACTATGATGGCATTTTAGTATCAGATGATTACCTTATTAAAAAGATTGATTCAGCTGGAACAGTTACAGCATTTCAAACTTATACTGCAGGCACGCCTGTATTTTCTGTATGTGACGATGGTGTATATGCTTATTGGGTTATTAATAATGCAAGCACTGGATATGTAGAAGTACTCAAAAAACTTCTTTCAGATGACAGCAGTGTATCTGCTACATCTATGTTCACATCAGCAAGCATCATTGCAACTAATGCTGTCATTGAATTTACTAAAGAACGTCTTGTAATGACAGTCAATAACTCTGTCTATGAGTTTTCTACAACAGCAACAGTCTTACCTACTGCTGTTTATACTCACCCAAATACTGGGTTTACCTACACAAGTATTACATCATCTGGTACTGCTATTTATTTATCTGGGTATAGCGGAATCCAATCTACAATTCAAAAATTTACATTGACTACTGCTGGTGCTATGCCTACATTGACCAGCGCTATTACAGCAGCTGAACTACCAGTAGGTGAAGTTGTCTTTAAGATTTATTATTATCTTGGTTATATGGCTATTGGTACCAACTTAGGTATTCGTATTGCTGCTGTATCTGATACAACAGATGGAGCTATCTCATATGGACCATTACTTGTAGAAACAAGCCAACCTTGTTATGACTTTGCAGCACGAGATAAATTCTTATGGTGTGCTACTGGAGTAGAGGGTTCACCTGGAGTTATTCGAGTTAATCTAGGACAAGAAATATCTAGCCTAGTATTTGCTTATGCTTATGATCTTTATTATCCAAGTGCAACTTCGCGTGTAACAACAGCTTGTGCTTTCTTAGGAAACCTAGACAGATTATCTTATGTATCTGCAAACAATGGAACAAGTGCTGGTGCTGTTTATTCAGAATCAGCCACAGTTAAAATTGCTCAAGGTGAATTACGTACTGGATTTATTCGTTACAATACGTTAGAAAATAAACTATTTAAAAATTTAACACCACGTTTTAATACTACAAACGGTGGTATGACTGTCTATTCCGTACAAGATGGTGACATTGAATACAACATTGGTACCTATCCGCAAGGTTCTTTTGTAGATGTTATTGGTATTCCATACCCTGTAGGACCACAACAGTTCCTAGGATTCAAGTTTGCCTTTACTAGATCTACTACAGATTCAACGCAGGGTCCTGTCTTTACTGGATATCAAGTGAACTCATTACCAGCTATTCCACGTCAGCGCCTTATTCAATACCCAGTAATGATGTATGACTATGAGATGGATAAGTTTAACAACCCTTCAGGTTATGAAGGTTCAACTTATGATCGTATGACTAGACTTGAAAACATTGAAGATGCTGGAGATACCATCCGTGTCCAAGATTTCCGTACCAATGAAACATACATAGGTCTAATCGAAGAGATGGATTTCACCAATAAGACACCTACAGATAAACGTTTTTCTGGTTACGGCGGTGTTTTGCTAGTAACAATTAGGAGAGTCTAATGCAACTAGAAGATTACGCAACGATTGCAATATCAGTGTGTACCATCATTGGCGGTTTTGTAGCAGCTGTTAGATGGATGGTTAAACACTATCTCAACGAACTTAAACCCAATGGCGGCTCAAGTGTAAAGGACTCCGTCTCAAGATTGGAACGACAAGTTGAAGAGATTTATCGCATTCTTCTTAATCGCAACAACTCTTAGCGGTTGCGGTTACCAAGGCTGGGTTAGATACCCGTGTCAGGAATTTGAAAACTGGGAAAAGCCAGAGTGTAACCCGCCTCAATGTAACGCTATTTCACAATGTACTAAAGACCTTTTACCAGAGGGGTATGATGAGACAACGCCTAGCACCTGAAGAATTACACGCACGACTTATTGTTGCTATTGGAATCATCTTAGCCATTGTATTTGCTGGTTCAGTATTTAGTTTGCTCTATGCGTTCTTGTTTATTACGCAACCGCTAGGTGAGCAGGCTCCTAATGATAAAGCAGCCATTGATCTTGTATCAACATTATGTGTGTTCCTAACAGGAACCCTTGCTGGAATTGTATCTGCTAACGGACTAAAGAGTAAGAAGAAGGAAGATGACAAATGATCCCACTTGCAAAGAGAGCAACACCTGCTGCGATAGCTGTGCTTCGACAAGCAACAGCAATATGGCCGAAGAGGATGAAAGCATCCGATGGGCTGCTCCCATCTAAAGCACACGTCCATCAAAATCCAAACTCAGACCACAACTCAGGACACGCAGTAGATTTAACACACGACCCTGTTGCTGGTGTGTACTGCAATGTTATCTATACAGAATTACAAAAGGATGACCGTGTTGAGTACCTTATTTTCAAAGGAAAGATTTGGTCAAAGGCTAAAGGTGAACGTGATTACACTGGTTCTAATCAACACAACAAACACCTGCATATCTCTATTAAGAAGCAGTGTGAAAATGATACTTCTTCTTGGTTTCCTTGGATGCCAAAGCCAACATCCCTCAATAAGGTAAAGGCTAAAGTAACTAAGGTAAAGGCTAAGAAGAAAGAACAAACAAGTCCGAAGGAGTAACAATGAATAAAGAGAAGCTAATAGCAATCGCAACTACCTACCTACGTGCAGGTATTGCATCTGTAATTGCTTTGTATCTTGCAGGCGAAACTGATGTGAAAACATTAGCGATGGCTGCAGTAGCAGCAGTAGCAGGTCCAGTGCTCAAGGCACTAGATCCGAAGGCAACAGAGTTTGGTCGCGGTTCTAAGTAACCGATAGCGCGAGGCACAACAGCCCCTGCTCAGGAGAAATCCTGAGTGGGGGCTTCTTTTTATTTGTGTGGGCAGTTTCGCTCATACCCAGGAGCAGCACTCGAACAGACCATAGGGATCTGTTCTGGCTAAAAAATACCAGAGTTAGAGTCACCGTGCAAGTGTGTCTTTAGACGGTGGCAATTAGCACAAAGGGTTCGTAGATTGTGTGGCGCATTATTCCACCGATCACCGTCTACGTGGTCTACGTCAAGCTGTGAGGCGTGTACAGGCACAAAGCCACAGTGCTCACACTTGTCTTTCTTGTGGACTGCATACGGGTAGATAGAGTTCTTATAGTTCTTTTTGTAGACAGCAATACAGCGCCACCTACCGTTAGGAGTAGAGGCTCTTCTATCTCTGACTTTTAATTTAGTAGGACCACAGATACAGCAGACGCCAGTACGGGCGTGTTCATCAATCTGACTGAGCTGGTGCATCTTTATCTGCAGGACACGGTACGACAACAAGGTTGCCACAGTTGACGCAGGTTGCGTCTAGGAAATACCAGGTCAGTTCGTAATCTTCAAAGGATGCCATTACAGAAAAGACCTGAGAGCCACAAGGACAGACGTGAATCGGTCCTAGTTCTCGCAGGTCGGTACCAAATTTCTCAGGTATCCTACGCTTGAATTTTCGCAAGGTTGGTAGACGGAACCGCACAGTAACGGTACGGCTACTGCTGCGCCCCATCGAGGGGCGCCCTGTAAATTCGCTCACGCTCATATTGTAATCTCTAGTAACCCTCGGCCTAGTATTAAAGTCATTCGCGGCGTGTCGTGATACACTTGGTCTATGACTACTCTCGTTGGACTATCTGGTAAAGACTTTGTGGTGATGTCAGCTGACTCTCAAATCACCGAAGAAAACCTACGCACTATTAGTGTACTCACGCCAAAAATTATTGAGGTCAATGGGTATCTCCTTGGTATTACAGGCGATACACGTCCAGGTGATGTGCTTGCCTATAACTGGAACCCGCCTGTTTACAACGGAGAAGATCCGATTCAATGGATGGGTAAGAAAATCATTCCGTCTATTATCCGTGCGTTTGATGCAAACGGATACGAGTGGGCTAAGCAAGACAAAGAAGGTGGTTTTGACTACCTAATTTCTTTTGACGCTAACTTGTTTCACATTGCCTGCGATATGAGCTTTATATCTAACCAAGAGGGCAGATATGGTATTGGCTCAGGTGGTCAGATAGCACTGGGTTATCTTTATAGCCTGGCACCTGGAGCAACCAAGACACTTGCCTCATCTAAGAGTGTGGCACGCAAGGCAATAGAAATCGCGTCGGTGCTTGACGTCAATACATCACCGCCCGTACAGTTGGTGGTCCAGGAAAGGATCTTTGAATAATGGAGAAAACATTAAGCTATGCAATTAACGAAGCGCTTGAAACAGGCTATCGTGCTGGTCGTCTTGGTAACAGTTTTGACGAAGTGGCACTACGTGAGAGAATTGCTCAAGAAATTGAAGTAATGCTGGGTTGTCCAGACGCAGCTGCTTTAGTGAGAGGAATTTCCCTTGACTGATCCAAAAGAATTATTACTAGGTGTGTTGCGTGATAAGGATGCTAAGCGTTCACGTTCAGTACAAACACAAGTAGGTCCATCAGAAATTGGTGGCTGCGCTCGCAAGGTTTGGTACAGATTAAATGACCAGCCTGTTACTAATGATAACGAATTAAAATTAGCAGCCATTATGGGTACTGCTATTCACGGTGCTATTGAAGAAGCCATCACTGAGTTAGATCCAAAGGGTGAGAAGTATTGGGTTGAAACTGAAGTTGAGTATGGCGATATGAAAGCACACATAGATTTATTCATACCAGAGACAGGTGCAGTAGTTGACTGGAAGACAAGTAAGGTTAAGAACCTTTCATACTTTCCTTCAACGCAACAGCGTTGGCAGGTACAACTTTATGGCTATCTATTAGAGAAGTCTGGTAAGGCTAAAGTCAACACAGTTAACCTTGTTGCTATTGCCAGAGATGGTGATGAGCGAGACGTCAAGGTTCACTCTGAACCATATGATGAGGCTATTGCATTACAAGCACTAGGTTGGTTAGCACTTGTTAAAGAAGCGCAAGAAGCACCAGCTCCTGAGAAGGATGAGAACTACTGCAAGTTCTATTGCAAGTACTACGATTCATCAGGTGAGATGGGATGCGTTGGTCTAAAAAAAGGACGTACAGAAGTCAGTGAAGTAATCATCCCTGATCCTGATGTTGACAAGAACGCAGTGCTTTACTTACAGTACGACTCCCAAATCAAGGAGTTAGAAAAGAAAAAGGATTCCCTTAAAGCATCATTTGAGGGAGTGCTCGGTACTACGTTAAGTGGTGCTGAGATTAGTTGGACAACTGTGGCAGGCAGAACTACAGTTGATAGTAATGAAGTCGAGAAGTTACTTGGCTTTGTTCCTAAGATAGTAGGCGCTGAAAGCCAGCGACTATCCATTAAGTTAAACGGAGGAAAGTAATGGCTGCACCGAATGACACAAAGTTCCAAGTCAACTACAAGTTGAACGATGGAACACTTATCAATCTTTACGCAACGGAAATCAAAGAATTAGAAACGGGACTCAATGACTTATCAATGGTTGCTGCTCTCATTAAATCAACTTCAGCTGAACTTAGCGGAGGTTCTTCTAGTGCTCCTACAGTGGCTGCTGTAGCGCAACAGTTCAATGCAACACCAGTAACAGATGCAGGCGCTGCGCCAGTGTGTAAACACGGGCCGATGACTTACAAGACAGGAACTTCTGCTAAGGGACCTTGGCGTGCGTGGATGTGTCCATCACCAAAGGGCGCTGTAGATAAGTGCGAGACATCCTGGATTAGATAACTAATGCGGGAGCCACATCAGTTTGAAGCTCCCGCGTGTGCTGAGGTTGGTGGTGACTTCTGGTTTCCTGAAAAGGAACTACGATCTATTGGGCAAATTGAAATTAACTTTGCAAAATCTATTTGCAGAAGTTGTCCACACCAATCTGAGTGTGCTGAGTGGGGAATCGTTAAAGAAGCTCACGGCATATGGGGCGGTCTAGTAAGTAGAGAGCGTTCAAAGATTCGCAGTCGAAGAGGAATTACACTGAAAGAGGGCAACGTTGCTTGACTTATCCCGTGCTTGGAGTGGTGTGCTTACCAAAGCAACACCGCTACCTGACGTATGGGATGCCTTAAAGAAAAAGCAAATCAACTTCCGACGTGGACAAGTATGTATGGTTGCTGCTGCGCCTAATGCTGGTAAGAGTATGTTCGCTCTTATCTATGCAATGAAGGCGCAAGTACCTACATTATTCTTCTCAGCCGATACAGATACCACAACAGTAATGATGAGAGCAGCAGCTCACGCATCAGGTCACAGTCAGTTATTAGTTGAGGCTAACCTTTCTGCTGACAAAAATTACTACAATAAATACTTCGACAAACTCAATCATATTAAGTGGGTCTTTGACTCTTCACCTTCATTGGATGATATCGAACTTGAGATTCGAGCATATGTTGAGTTGTTCGGAGTAGCACCAGAACTAATCGTGATAGATAACTTGATGAACGTAGCAGCTGAGACTGATAATGAGTGGGCAGGACTACGTGCAATTATGATGGAACTACACGATATGGCACGCAAGACAGAAGCGTGTGTATTAGTACTACACCACGTATCAGAGCAGAGTGAGTATGGATCTCCTACTACACCACCTGCTCGCCGTGCTATTCACGGTAAGGTAAGTCAATTACCTTCACTGATTATTACTTTGGGTTACGACCCATCACTAGGTGAACTCAAGATTGCACCAGTGAAGAACCGCTTCGGTCCACACGCAGCAGATGGCAAGGACTGGGCTACGCTCTTTGTAAACTATGGAGCGTGTCAGATAGCAGACCAGAATGTTTACGGTCAGATGCTTGCAAGAGATGCACGAGCAGGGATAGTCACTGCTAATTACATTCCAGAAGAACAGGATGAATATGGTAACGAACTTAGTAATTATCCCTTCGCGGGGTAGACCAGACAACATTGCTCGAACTGTTGAGCAACTGCAGTTGCATAGCAAGATATCTGATATCTGCGTTGCTATTGACGATGATGAAGCAGACTTATACCCACGCATAGACAACGTGATCTATGAGGTAAACCCACGTCTGCGTATGAATGGGACACTTAACCTAGTAGCCAACAAGTATGTAGATGATTACAAAACTATTTACTTTATGGGAGATGACCACGTAGTACGTACAGAAGGCTGGGATGAGAAGCTCTACGCTCCTATCAAGGCACGTGGTTTTGGCTTGTCATATGGTGATGATTTATTTCAGCGTGAAGCGTTAGCAACCGCAGTGATGATGAGTACTAATATCATTAAGCCATTAGGTTTTATGGCACCGCCTAAATTAATTCACTTGTATATGGATAACTTCTGGATGACATTGGGCCAAGCATTAAATGCGTTGGACTTTATACCAGAGGCAATCATTGAACATATGCACTACCTCAACGGTAAAGCTACACAAGATGAGGGATACATAGATGTCAACTCATCTGAGGTGTACACACACGACAAGATAGTCTTTGATGAATATTTTGCTAACCAGTTAAAGGATGACGTAATCAAGGTAGCCGAATACATATTATGAAACAGGTAATCTCCTACTCTTTGTATGGCAAAGACCTACGCTTTATGGTTGGTGCCATCAAGAACGCACAGTTAGCTCAGGTATTCTTTCCTGGATTCACAGTGCGCTTTTATGTAGGAGCATCTGTTCCAACGTGGGTACGGACGACACTTGATTTGTTTCATAATGTGGAACAGGTACAGGTTGATTTACCTGAGAACTCACTGTCTCGTATGTGGAGATTCCAGGCTATATGTGATCCAACAGTAGATGTTGTTCTCAGTAGAGATTGTGATGCAAGGCTATCACTACGTGAAGCTGAGGCACACCAAGAGTTCTTAGACTCAGGCTTTGGCTTTCACATTATTAGAGATCATCCAACAGGTCACGGCTATCTTATTTCTGCTGGTATGTTTGCTTGTCGTACTAAGGACTTGCACTTCTTTCAAAAGATATGGGATGAAACACCACTGCGTGATACTTATATGCAAGACCAAGAGTTTATGGCACATCAGATATACCCACACGTAGCAAGCAACTGTTTAATTCACGATGAGTATTACAACTATATGCCAACACCACCATCTATTAAGAAAAGAATTGAACGCAATAAAGTTAACACGGTCTGCCATATAGGAGCAGCGTTGGATGAGAACGATGTTTTCGTCTATCGCACAGACCAAGAAGTATCGTTTGATCAGTCAGGTAACGTTAAGTACATCTACGATTGGGGTAATGATGAAGATACTAATAACAGGTAGTGAAGGATTTGTAGGTAAGTACTTCAAGCAGAAGTTACAAGACCACGACCTGACTTGTATTGATATTAAGAAAGGTGTTGACTGCCGTGCATTCTTTAAGGTAGTAGATACCCAGTATGATCTGGTCATCCACTTAGCTGCTATTGTCGGTGGACGTGAGTCCATTGAAGGTAGACCTATGGCTGTTGCAGATAACCTATCTATTGACTCTGAGTTCTTTCAGTGGTGCTTGAAGACACAGCCACACAAGGTAGTTTACTTCTCATCTAGTGCTGCGTATCCAATCTCAATGCAACGAGATAACCCAGAGTGGAGATTGAAAGAGTCTGACATCAGCTTAGACATAGTGCATCAACCTGATATGACATACGGTTGGGGTAAACTAATGGGTGAATATCTGTCCCAATTTGTGGAGAATGTCCATATTTTTAGACCGTTTTCTGGGTATGCGTGGGACCAAGACAGCACCTATCCGTTCCCAAAGTACATTGTGCGTGCTCTGCATAAAGGAAGTGAGTTCAAAGTGTGGGGTCCAGGCACACAGACTCGTGACTTTATCCATATGACTGACGTAGTCAACGCGGTAATGACTGCAGTTGAACAGAACGTACAAGGTCCTACCAACTTAGGTTGGGGTAGATCTACTTCATTCTTAGAGCTGGCTCAGATGTGTATGGATGAGGTTGGATACAAACAAACTATTGTTACTAGACCTGATAAGCCTGTTGGTTGTATGCACCGCGTATCTGATAACAGTAAACTGCTATCATTCTACACTCCAAAGATTACACTTGAACAAGGCATAGCAGAGGCGGTGACTGTAATTGGGCAGTACTGAAATCCAGTATGTAAAGAATCAGATTAACGCACTGCGTGAAGAGATGAAGAACTTACTGCTTGCATTACTTGAGTCTGGTCTCATTGAGATTAAAGAAGAAGATGGTAAGCAGGTCTATAAGATTAACAAGGTAAAGTAATGTGGGATTACGCACTCACTAATACTGAAGAAGCAACTGCCGTTGAGGTTGGGTATCAAAGACAGAAGCCTTATCTTGGCGACCCAACACGCAACGTAAACTATTCAGAGGGTGATCTATGGGAGATGTGGCAACACGTAGTTACCACTGGTAGTGAGTTAGCGTTTGCAAGAATGATGGGCAAGAAAGATTTTGTTCCTCACTATAATAAATGGAAAAGTGAATTAGATATTCCTGGTATTGGTGAAGTTAGATACGCATTCCCACCAGTGCGAGGGATGCGATTTACTACACGTGATAAAGAAGATTTAATTTATGTATTAGTAACTGATGGTTTGGTTCACAAGATTAGAAGAACTGCACCAGATTGGGCTGGTCCTAGATATGTAGCTCAAGGATGGTTGTATGGTAGAGATTGCAAGCGTGATGAATGGCGCTACAATGAGAAGACTTGGTATGTACCAGTAAACTTTTTGAATAGGATGGAGACGCTACCCAATGGCTAATCCAAATGGTCGCAAAGGTTCTCAGTTTGAGACAGATGTAATGAAATGGTTCCGCAGTATGGGTGCTATGGCAGAGCGTTTGACTAAGGCTGGGGCAAAAGATGAAGGGGATATGGTTGTTATCATATCTGGGGAAACCTACATCTTAGAACTCAAGAACAGGGCAACCCTTTCCTTGCCTGAGTTCTGGAGGGAAGCTGAGGTTGAGGCGCTTAACTACGCTAAGGCACGTGGTATCGGGGAAGTACCACTGCACTATGTAATAGTTAAGCGTCGCAACTCCAGTATAGAAAACGCTTGGGTAATCCAAGATCTTAAACAATGGTTAAAGGAGAAAAAGTAATGCCAACACCTGAAGGAATTATTACTACATCAGATATTTATGTAACAGAAGTTGAAGAAGTAGAAGAAGAAAAGATACCTTGGGAAGAAGTTAAAAAAGATTTGGGGATTGAAAATGATTTGCCTGAACTGTCGTAAAGCTGGTGATGAGAACTCACTAGGTCATCTCAAGCGTGCCACACACTGGCACGACAAATGCGAGTACGAAGGAGACTGTGGATGTCAGCACAAGGTTGGTCCAGGGTGGTTCGTAAGCAAAGGTTCAAAGGCGCCGTTGATGCAAACACAATCTCCATAGCAGCAATCGTTGCTAACTATGGTGGTGAAGTAAGAGAAGGACGGTCATCATCTGTGCGTTGTTGTTTGCACAACGACAGTAGAAGATCAGCAGTAATTAACACAATAGACAATTTGTACTACTGCCACACCTGCGGTAAGGGTGGCAACGCAGTAAACTTGGTGTGCATACTAGAGAATATGGAGTTCAAGGATGGCCTCAAACGTGCAGTCGAAATTGCTACTAGAAGCGGCGATCCAATACGCTCAGGAAATAAGTCCAGAGGTGCTAGTCGCCCTCGAAGAACGTGGGATCTCTGAACAAGTAGCAGCACGCTTTCAGCTAGGTACTGTTACTCATCCTGTTAACGGACACGAGATGTATGAAGGATGGATTTCTATTCCATACATCACCGCATCTGGTGACTGCGTTGGCTTTAAGTTCAGGCGAGTAGATGATGGCAAGCCTAAGTATGGTTCGCCTACTGGACAGAAGTCACACCTGTATAACGTCTCAGATATTTTATTGCAGAGTCCATACATCCTCATCTGTGAAGGTGAGTTAGATGCAGTTATTGCATCAGGTGTATTGGGACTGGCAGCAACAGGTGTTCCTGGAGTTGCTGCTTGGAAGTCACACTTTCCTAAACTATTTAACGGTTACGACACTGTATTTGTAGTAGGAGATAACGACATTAAAGAAGATGGTTCTAATCCAGGAGCTGAGTTTTCTAAGCGTGTCGCAAGTGAGGTGATGAACAGCACTATTGTATCCTTACCTGCAGGAATGGACATTACAGACTATTACCTTGCAAATGGGGCAGAAGCGACACGCAAGATTCTAATTGGAGGATACGCTGGTGAATGACGAAAGACGAGTGGATCGTAATGTTACAGACTTTGCAGCATATGGGCTTTCAGATCTTAGAAGCCAATTACCAGAGCGAACAAGTGTTAATCAGACCAACACCAACAAGATAGATGATAAGTTTATTACAGATGTCTGGCGTATCTTGGACTCAGCAGGCAACTTACTCATTAAGAAACACCACGACTACGGTCCTAAGAACATTAGCCTTAGTCCAGGTGGACCACTTAATGGTCTGCGTGTACGTATGTGGGACAAGGTAGCACGCATCAACAACTTGTTAGATAGCGGCGTTAATCCTAGTAACGAATCTTTGCGTGATAGTTTCATTGACCTACTGAATTACTCTGCTATTGCAATGATGGTGCTAGATGAAACGTGGCCCAATGAGTGAACTCAACCCAATTCTCTTTGATCTAGTACCTAGTGTTGCTCGTACTATTCATCGTCGGTTTCATAACTGGGTTGAACTAGAAGATATAAAGCAAGAGTGTTTCCACTGGGCTACTACTCGTGTTGATTACATCAACGACCAGTTAGCTGAGCCTGATACTGCTCAACGTAAGCACAATGAGCAGCGTATAGCGTGGCAGATGAGGCGTGTAGCAGAGCGATACGCACGCAAAGAGAAGGCTATTAAGTCTGGCTATCAGGTAGCAGATGAAGCCTATTACGAGAGCGCTACTATTGCTCAACTTCTACCCTTTGTAATTGCATCAGTCATTGACGGTACAGTTTTAGAGCAAGCACAAGAGATGCTTAAAGATGGGCAACCACGTGGCTCATCATCTCCCGCAGAAGGCGGCAACTTACTTGCTACCCTGCTCGACATAAAGAAGTGTTATCTTAAATTAGAGATAGAAGATCAAAACATTTTGCGTATGCGTTACCACGAGAACTTTAAGCTCGCGCAGATAGCACAAGTGCTAGAGTGTGCTATCTCTACTGCTGATCGTAGATGCACCACTGCTTTGCGCCACCTCATAGATCAGCTTGGCGGGAACTCGCCCTTTAGATGAACGAGCAAGAGTTATTTACTTACTTAAAGTCTGAGATGTATCCAGACTTAGTTAGAAGTGAAGGTACGTATGACTCTTTTGACTGCATCAGTGAGAAGGCTGGTCACTTTATAGAACTCAAGTGCCGTCACACTCATTACATTGACTTGCTTATTGAGCAGGTAAAGTATCGCGCTCTCATTGAACAAGCAATAGCACGCAACCTGCTCCCTTTCTACATCAACTCTACGCCACAAGGTATCTATTCTTTTGATCTAACTGAGATACCAGAACCAGAGTGGGTTACTCACCTAATGCCAACTAGTACTGAGTTTGAGAACCGTGCTAAAGTACCAAAGTTAGTTGGCTACCTACTACTAGAGGATGCAATAAGACTATGACATATGAATACGAATGCCCAGGTTGCGGTGACGTTCGCATCATTGAGCGCAAGATGACGGATTCTGAAGATACTTATATATGCGACAACTGCGATACTGCTTTCATCCGCAAGTGGTCAGCTCCCGTTATTACCTTTAACGCACCTGGCTTCTACTCTACCGATAACAAAAAGTAAAGCCACACTGGAAGGCAAGTAACAGTGTGGCCTTACTGGACCGAATGGAGAGGTGCAAGATTAGTTTAGCACCTCAATACCAGTTTCGTCTATCGTGGAAACGCTTGGCTCGACAAGGTGTGTCGTGTCTGTGAGAAATATAGATAAGGCCTTTAAGGATTTGTTCTCTAGGGTCTCTACTTGTTTCTCTAAGTAGTTGAGCAATTCCGAAAGCTGATGAACCTTGTTGGTTCTTTGCGTAGTGGTCAAACCTGCTCTCACGGGTCCAAAGGGCGACGAGGCAGGCTTGCTCTCGCTTTCCCCACTTGTATAGGATGTAAGCGTAACGCTTCGATACACGTATGTTTTCACGCTTCTCCTCCATTGTAGCTTTCGTCTTTACCACTGGTATCAGTGGCCTGTGCTCCGATAATTCCAACCGCACGGTTGGCGCGGGTGTGAATACCCACAACAAGGTTAGTACTACCAGTAATGCCAACCCACTTCTTACCATTGACTTCATCAAAGGCTTTCTCCTCTGCTAACAGTTGCCTGTACGTGTCGGGGTAAGCGTGTGTTAGCCTCACCAGTGCGCGATCTCTCGCTCGTCTGTAGTTACGGTATGAGATAGCTTGCTTGCCACTCACCGTCTTGCTCTCCTGCTCATCAGTCATTAAGTTTATCTCCCACTACTAGGACTACGTAGAAGAGTACCATTACTACGATTATCCCCAGTATCATAGGACACCTGCCAGCGTAGCGAATACTATCTTGGTTATGTCTAAAGGTTGTCCTACCAGCATAGCTTCCTCGTCCTCTGAGTCCCACCCTGATACCAATAAGCGTGAGTTGATAGGGCTACGGCGTAGCCACTGGACTGCTTCTATCGGGTCGTTACCGCCCCATACCGCCCCGCCCTCGCTCTCTACCACCTCATAGAAGGTGAATAGGGGTGATACTTTGGGGTGAAAGGCTATTACTTCACTCATTACTTGCCCTCCTTTGGACAGTCGCTATAAGGGTTCTCTTGCCCGTTGTTATCCTCACACATACAGAAGTTAAAGTGTTCTACCTGTGTGACGTGAGTTAGTTCTGCCAGCTCACTCCAGCTCATTACTTTATCCATTGTTCTCGCCCTCTCTTTCATTATTAAAGCCCTCCACTTTTGATAGTGCATATACCATACGCTCTAGGTTACGCATAGCGCCAGCGCTATCGGCTTGCATTAGCTGATCCATAGCCACCGTCTCGCATAGTTGCGCTTTCGCCTCCCAGTATTCTTTAGTTGGTTCACTCACCGTACATCTCCTCCATTGTGTCGTAGCTTTCATTTACATTATCAGGGTCAATATAAATTGCAACGCCAGCACACCCTTCCTCATTGCAACATCTTTCCTTGCAAGGGTCTTCGCAATTAAGTTGGTCGCACTCTTTATAATCTAAGTGTTCATAACGTATCCAGTCGCTACCGCACATCTCACACTGGTAGCCATAGTGCTCACTTAGCCCCGTGATTACTGCGCCCGTAGCAATAGGGTCGTCAATAGGTGGTTCATAATTCATTTACTTGCCTTCTTCCTTTACTGGATAGAACTCAGGGGTGTCTATTGTTACTTCATAATTTTTGCTCTTGGAATAGAAGTTAGGTAGATCTTCAATAGAAATCTCTCCCTCATTAAGTTGCCTTAACAACTCTTCTCCCTCTTGTTTATTTTCTGCGGTGAACCACGCTTTATTTACTATCTCTTCTGCGTACCAAAATACTACGTCCACTGCCATTTCTTTGCCCTCTTACTCTCTCTTATTCGTGAGGTGATCTACCTCTCGCACTCACCCTCTCCCCCTACCGAGAGGAGAGAGTAAGCGCGGGTGGCGTACCACTACCTGACTATACCGCTATTACTTAAAACACTCCAGCATTTCACCAAAACAATATCCTTCAGGTGTCCACCATACTTGCCCGCTCACCCAATAGACCAGTGCCACCCCTGCCAAGATCAAAATTGCCCTCACTCTCTTGCCTCGCTTGGTTAGTTTCATCGTCCGTTCTCGCTTTCAATCTCTAGTAATTCCATAACCCACTTGTCCACGTCCAGTGGTCGGTTAGCGTACTCACCCAAAGCGTCTGCAAGATAGCCAAGCTCAACGTATCCAAGTGATGAGGCAGGTCGCTTCCAGTCGCCAAAGATTATGGAGTCGTCACCGTAGGCGGTATCTGCGTAACCGATAAGGTCTAGGAACTTACGAAATGGGGCGTAGTCCTCAAAGTTACTCGCCCAAGAGTAAAGCGTTTCCACTGCCTCGCAGTAGGTCGGCGCGTTCTCACTCGCCCACGCCAAAGCTCCCTCAGTTCTGTTGTCTGTTCTTGTATCTGTATCCATTTTACTCGCCTTCCTTCATTGGTTTGGTTGGTCTATGGTACTGGCAAAACATTGAACCCTCAACTACCTGCTCGTAACACTCGTATAGTCCGCACTCTTTCACTTCTTGCTCGCCTTCTCGATTATCGCTTCGGCTTCTTCTCTCGTTTCAGCGTAACCGAAGAAGTCGGACGCGTCCACCTTGTACTGATAGCGAAACGACATCCAGCCGTCTAGCCCCGTTGCCTCGATTGTGTAACTCATCTTTCGCCCTCTCTCTCATAGCAAAATCGATCAAAATTTGACCTCATCAGCAGTCGCCTTACGACTGGACGCCTCTCGGCGTTTCGGTCTTATTCGCTAGCTTCTGCGTCAATTCTAGCCACGATTTCAGCTAACGATTGGAGGCTAGCTATGGCGTGGTTCTTACTCCTCAGAGCGTCGTACACCTTCACACCGTCAAAGGTAACGCGCTCTTGGATTGTGAAGCCCTTGTAAGTAATCATTATTCCTCATCCTCATCTTCGTCAGTGTGGCACTCACAATCGCCGACGTATTCCTTGTACGCGTCGGTTTCGTGAATCCCGTCCCCGTAGACCTCTTCCAACCATTGCACGGCGCCTTGTGCGCCTTCATTGTACTGATTAAGAAAATCAACTGAGCGACCTAATTCCTTGATTGTGTCCTCTGCTCCGTCGTTCTCGATTGCGTCCTTCAGTTCTGCCTTCTGCTCGTCGTTCAGGTCGTCAGTGTCTACGATGTAAAGGCGGTCAGTCTCGCCTTCTACGACCTCGAACCAGTTGCCGTGTCCATCTGCAACGTATACTGTCATTTTCTTGCCTTTCGGTAGTAGTTGTCCTCATCAGTGACCGCGTGACGGTCAGACGCCCGAAGGCGTTTCGGACTATTTATTCAAGAGCTCCAAGAACTCTTGGCGTCGTTGTGTTGTGTTGGTTGCCTTGATGATAAAGATGTCGCGCTTGAAGTTCGGATTGTATCGCTCCAACTTATCGGCGAACATTTCAGCAAGTGCGTCAATCGCGTCTTGGTCGATTACTTCGTCGGAGTTGCTGAGTACACTTGCGATGATTTCATAGTCTTTGCGTGTCATTGTATTGCCCCTTTGCGGTTCGTTCAGCTCGACCATTTCAAGCTGATAGGAGCAAAGTACAGGACTGTACGGTATAGCGCAAGTCCATTTGGCAAGTTTCTTCAATTATTTTTGTGAATCACGTCACACGAACAGGTGTTCGATTACAGGGTTTAAGTTACTGGCGAGTAAGTTACCGATGAGTAGGTTACTGATGAGTAACTGCTTCACGGGTCGCAGAGCTGGTCAGGATTGTGATTGTTAAATCTCAGGGGGCGCCGTAGGTACAGCCAGCCCCCGCAGGTTTACCCAAGCAGACCGCGCAACAGCAGGGCAACAGCAGGGGGGCGGGGGGTCTGCTACGGGGCAAAATCGGTACCCCGTGTCTTTAACTTTCACCCGCGTGGTCCCTATACTCCCCAAATAAATATATTTCCTAAAGTTAAAGTGATCCAGTAAAACCGCAGGTCAGAATAGTAAAACCTGTGATGTGCGTAACAATAATAAAATAAAATAACGGAAAGCGGGAAATGAAGTATTTTTCCTGCCTTATATACAGTAGGGGCTGTAAGTTTGGAAAGCCCCGTCTACTGTCTGGTTGGCCTCTTGCGAGGCCCCCTAGGGCTGAGCACTGACTTACCCCTCAGTCGCGGTGGCTCCTTCGGGAGCCTTGCCGATTCCGCAGTCGCGGTTTTTAGTCGGGATAGTTCTATTAATAGTCGGCGCCTAGTAATCATCATCTTCCCTAGTATATGAAATGGGCATTCCGCCCAAAAATTTTTTCGGCGCTTCGCGCCTAATAGGAGATGACACGTGGCAGATAATTCCGCCGACATTGCCAAGAGAATTATCCTTGGCTGTGTAGCAGAAGGTATGACTATCGAGCAGGCTTGTGCCTCAGCTGGTAAGTCAATGAAAACCTACGAGTACTACCGCAGAACCGACAAGGTATTCTCCGATAAAGTAGATCGTACTAGGTTGGGTCTGAAAGATAAGTCCTTTGCCTCTGGAGACGTCCACGACATTTCCTTCTCTGAATTTCGTAAGCGCTTCTTGCACTCCGAGACTTTTCCGCACCAACAGAATCTGATAGATGTAATTGAGGGACGTGAGCCTGGTTGGCTCCATCCCAGTATGAAGTGGGAACAAGGACTTGCAGATAACCGCATCCTAATTAACATCCCGCCAAATCACGCAAAGTCTATGACCGTAACGGTTGACTACGCAACGTGGCAGGTAGCTCGAAACCCTAACTTTAGAATCCTAATAGTCTCACAGACTCAGCGCCTAGCGGCTGACTTCTTGTACGCTATTAAGCAGAGACTGACTCATCCACAGTATGAGGAACTCCAGCAGGCATACGCCGCAGGTGTTGGCTTTAACTCTAAGTCAGCATCTTGGCAGGCAACCCGCATCACCTTTGGAGATGAACTTCGTGAGTCTGGTGAAAAGGATCCGAACATTGAAGCCGTAGGTATCGGCGGTCAAATTTACGGCAAGCGTGCCGATATGATTATTGTAGACGATGCTGTAACACTGAGCAACGCAAATGACTTTGAACGTCAAATCAAGTGGCTAACGCAGGACGTCCGTTCTCGTTTGAACCCAACAGGTAAGCTCATCATTATTGGAACCCGCGTTGCAAGTATTGACCTGTACCGCGAACTGCGTAACCCAGACAGATATCCAGGCGGTCTAGTACCTTGGAAGTATCTGGCTATGCCAGCACTACTGCAGACAGATGAAGACCCTGATAAGTGGGAAACTCTCTGGCCTGCAAGTGATGCCCCATTTGATGGGCAGCTAGATTCTGATAAAACACCAGAGGGACTTTACCCACGTTGGAATGGTCGCAACTTATATAACGAGCGCCAATCTATGGATGCTTCCACGTGGGCTTTGATTTACCAGCAACAGGACATTTCAGATGACGCTATTTTTGACCCTGTATGTGTTCGTGGTTCGATTGACGGAATGCGTAAGGCGGGTGCATTAAATGCGGGCTATCCAGGTCATCCTAAAGACCTTAATGGATTCACTTTCATTTGCGGCTTGGACCCTGCTATGGTTGGTGATACTGCCGTTGTATGTTATGCAATTAATCGCCACGATCATAAACGCTATATTGTGGATACTCATAAAATTACTAGACCAACTCCAGCACAAATTAGGCAGCTTATTTTTGACTGGACTGAAATCTACAAACCGTCAGAGTGGATTGTAGAGAAAAACGCTTTCCAGTCTTTCTTAACGCAGGACGAAGGAATCCGTCAGCACTTAGCATCACGTGGCGTTCAATTAAAAGAACACCACACTGGTTCTAATAAATGGGATGCTGGCTTCGGCGTAGCAAGTATGTCTACCTTGTTTGGAACAAAGCAGGCAGATGGAAAGCACCATAGAGATAACCTTATCCACGTGCCATCAGATCAAACTGAGAACATCAAGGCTTTAATCGAACAACTTATTACGTGGTCTCCAACTACTAAGGGTAAGACTGACTTAGTAATGGCGCTTTGGTTCTGTGAAATCCGAGCACGTGAGATGCTCAACTATGGTCAATACCAACAAAACCATATGCGTAATCCGTTCCTATCAAGGGCGGAAAGACAAAAACGAGTAGTCGTCAACATTGACGAACTGATAGCAGCACAAGAGCGACACTTCGTCTAAGGGGATAAATATGGAAATGCCAATGCCACCTACAACGCCAGGTCGTAAAGATAAGAATGTAATTGTCAAGGTTGCTAAGAAGTCTATGATCAAAAAGGCTGCAACTAAAAAGAAGAGGAAAAAATAATGGGACAAACAAGTTGGATTACTAACGCCGAGGGCGAAGAAGTCTACGTAGACAAAGGCGCTATCACAGAGCCTACTCCGTCAATGCAAGGTCGCAAGCAGTATGCAGCAGCAGAAGCAGCAGCATCCGTTGACAAAGTTGAATGGCCTACTAAAGTAGCTGGTCAAACAGAACAAGGATTCTAAGGACTAATAATTGTTAAACATTAGAGAGATTACCGCAAAGGTAAGTCGTATGCAGACCCGTTACGCAGCGCGTGACGGACGTATGCGCGACGTCCTTTCTGTTCGCCAAGGCGACATATCAAAGGTCTATCCCTCTATGTTTTCTGAGGAATATCCAAAGCCTCTGATTGCAAACCTCATTGACGTATCAGCTCGTGACTTAGCAGAAGCAATGGCACCACTGCCATCGTTTAACTGCTCAGCATCTAATATGGTCTCTGACGCAGCACGACGTGCCGCTGATATGCGTGCTCGTGTTGCTAACTATTACATTAGTGAGTCTGATGTTCAAATTCAGATGTACACAGGTGCTGATTGGTTTAATACCTACGGTCAGTTAATTGCAATGATTGACTTTGATTATGAGAACAACAACCCAATTATTAAATTTGTTAATCCATTTGGTGCATACCCAGAGGTAGATCGCTTTGGTCGCTGTATCTCATTGACTCAAATTGTTGGTATGGATGCTCAGACCCTAGCATCTATGTACCCAGAGTTTGCAGACCAGATTCTTAATAAGAACTCATTTACACCAGGTTCACCGTATCTATCTTTGATTCGTTATCACGACAAAGACCAAGACACAATCTACCTACCAGAGCGTAAAGATCTTATCCTATCTCGTACACCTAACCCAATCGGTGAGTGTATGGTGCGTGTAGCACAACGCTCATCTATTGATGGTGAGTCACGCGGTCAGTTTGATGACGTACTTGCAGTACAACTTGCTCGTGCTCGCTTTGCAGTATTGCAGATTCAAGCAGCTGAGAAGTCTATCCAAGCACCTATTGCTATTCCACAAGATGTACAGGAACTTGCTTTGGGACCAGATGCAATTATGCGTTCTGCTAATCCACAAGGTATCCGACGTGTTCCACTAGAACTACCAGCAGGTGTCTTCCAAGAGTCAAGCATCCTAGAGCGTGAACTTCGTATGGGTGCTCGTTATCCTGAATCTCGTTCAGGTCAAACAGATGCCTCCGTTGTTACAGGTCGTGGAGTCCAAGCACTACAAGCAGGCTTTGATACACAGATTAAAGCAGCCCAATCACAATTTGCTAAACTCTTTGTTGAAGTTATTGGTTTGTGCTTTAAGGTAGATGAAAAGATTTTTGGTAACAAGATTAAAGAAATTCGCGGCATTGATGACGGTACACCGTATTCAATGAAATACTCTCCTGCCAAGGTTATTAATGGCGACTACACAGTAGATGTTCGCTATGGAATTATGTCTGGTATGGATCCAAACCGTGCAACTATTGCTTTGCTACAAATGCGTTCAGACAAACTCGTATCACGTGATTATGTACGCCGTGAACTACCAGTTGAAATTAACGTATCGCAAGAAGAACAAAAGGTTGATATTGAAGAAATGCGTGATGCACTACGCGTTGCTGTTGCACAATATGCACAAACTATTCCGTTGGCTGCTCAACAAGGACAAGATCCATCACAGATTATTACCCGTATTGCCGAAGTAATTAAAGGCCGTCAAAAGGGTAAGCAAATCGAAACTATTGTGGAAGAGGCTTTTGCGCCAGAACCACAACCTCAGATGCCAGCAATGGCACCTGGAATGATGAATCCAGCAGCAGGTGCGGCCTCCGCTTCTGCCTCGCAGCCAATACAGTCACAACCTGGCGGTATGGCCCCTGCTGCTGGTTCACCAGCTCCACAAGGAAAACCAGACATTGCATCATTGCTCGCCTCAATCGGCGGCGGTCAATAAAGTAAAGGAGGTGCAATATGAACAAAGGATCACAGGCTCCAGCGCCTATGTCAAAGCCAGTTGAGGGCAAGAAGGATACTTCTAAGCCAGCAGGTGGAAAGACATACTTCGGAGTAACTCCAGCAGGACGTCCAGGCAACAAAGTCAAAAAGGGTTAATTAATTTCAGTGAGGTGGACCGAACGTGGATAATCATAATGAAGTTCCCCGTTCGGTTCATCTTGCAGATTTCTTGGTAGTACTTACTGGGTTTCTGCATAACTTATCAAACAGTTTTACAGTATTCACAGAAGAATTAATGGAACTATCCATATACCACGCAACTCGCAAATCAAAAGTGAGTAGAGTGTGGGAAGAGTTTTCAAACGATTTAGAAAAGATACAGGAGGATACCGATGGCGCTTGAAGATGCCAAGAACCCAATCGCGGGTGTATCTGGTCCTGGAAAGTACGCAAAGCGTACAGATAGAGTCCCTGCTGCTTCATATGGGGATCAAACAGAATTAGCACAGATTGCATCTGGTGCTCCTATTGCAAAGACTCCTGATACTAAAGGAATGCCAATGGGTCAAATGGAAGCTGCTGCTGCAAATGCAGCACCACAATCTCCAGTAACTCCATTGTTTGCACCAACACAGCGTCCAGACGAACCAATTACAAACGGTATTGATATGGGTCCTGGTGTTGGAGCAAATGCTCTTATGATGCAAAAATCAACAGAAAAACTTTCAGACATTTTAGTAAAGATGTTGCCATATGATACAGATGGGTCCATTTCTATCTTGTACCAGAATGCACTAGCACGAGGTAACTAATGTCTAATAATCTAAAAGCAGCCTCTTATGCAGCGCAATTAGATCCTACAGAAAAGCAAAGAATTGATGAGTTTTACAAAGCACTAGAAGCCCACAAAACTCTTTCTAATTTGCCTGCTGATATGGCTAAAGAAGCGTACAATAAAAAAACTCCAGCACAACAGGCTTCTCTAAAACAAAACTTTGGTGAAGAAGATCCAGTTGTAAAACCACCTCGTGGTTTCTTTGGTACTGCTTGGCACTACACAGGCGGTCAAATTGCTGAAGCTGCAGGCGATTTATTAGCTGGTCTACAAAAGGTATCTGATACCAGCACTCGTGTTGCTCGAAGCATTCAACTTGCAGCAGATCAAGGTGTTGGTATTTCCGATGCTTGGACTTTAGCAAAAGAAGATGGCAATAACGTATTTAGCCCTGGTCGTATTAGCGATGCTAAAAGCAAATGGGGTTCTGACGCTGTAGATATTGCTATGCGTTTGCAGGCTGGTGAAGCACCTGAAAGTATTATTGCATCTGTACCTGAAGAGCAAAAAAAGTACATAATGCTTGCAGATACAAGAAACAAGCAAATTCCAGGATTTGGTTCAGAAGAAGATGTTGAAGCAGCCCGTGCTAATTTCCAAGATACACAAGATGCAGTTGCTGCAGCCAAATATTCTCCTGGACGATTTGTTGCTAACCTTGTTACGCCAGCGCAATTAGAAGGATCTGGCTTTTATTACAAAGCTGTATCTGGAACCGTAGATGCTGCATACAGAATCTTTGCAGACCCTTTACTTTTGGCTGGCAAGGCAAAGCGTATATACGACGTTAATAAATACGCACTTGAAGTAGTTACTGGAAAAGCAGGAAACTTAACTGAATACTTTTCAAAACAAGGTACTATTGATTTTTGGAATACCTATGGTGAGAAACTTCAAGTATTGGGTAAAGCGGAAGCCGCTAGAAACCCAGAAGCAATTATTGCAGCACGCCAAGAACTAAAAACTCTTGCGCCTGAGTTTGGCCCAGCAGTTATTAAATCATTTCAATCTGCAGAAATTCCTGTACAGAATGCAGCAACCGCTAAAGCGTTTTTTGAAAACACTAAGCAACTAGATGAAATGATTGTTGGCAAGCCAGGAATGAAGCGAGTCATTTTGCCTCGTATGAATGTTGGTCGTGATATCCGCGTTGCTGCTGTTACTACTGGTCGCAAAGTTCTTAACTTAGATCGCGTTGGTCCTAAACTTACAGATGACTATTGGTTTGATGGAGCAACTACAGCAGATGGAATTGCTGAAGTATTCATTAATGGACAAAAAGAATTTATCCAACGAGTAACTCCAAAGACAAACTTCAAAGGTATTGCTAAGTTTTCAACAGCCTACATTCAACATCGTATTGACCGTGCCAAGGCAGCATTTACTATTGCTCCTATTTTTGAAAAAGAAGTATTTGATGTAACTGCTAAAGATGCAATGGAAAAAATTTATCGCACAGCAGTTATGATTATGCCTAGGCAACAAGCAAAATTGTTTGCTACAGCATTTGAATCACTTTCAGATGTTGGTAAAAAGAAAGATGCTTACTATGGTCTTTGGGGAACAATCGCTGAACTTCGTGGTATGAATACGACTCAACCAGGACAGCAGATTGTTCGTTACCTTACTGGTAAAACAAATGCTGTTTTTGGTGGAGTAGATGACCTATTCCCAGACAAGGGTTCTATCCCATCTGACTTTAACAATTACGTAGCTGCTCCAAGCATTAAAGATCTTGATAGAGCCGCTGCTCGTAATACATTGTTTCAAAAGATGATGGGTTTGCCAAACACAAATTTTGCAAACAATATGACCAGCGCTTGGTCATTCTTGACTCTTGCTGGTCCACGTTATGCTCTCCGTAACGCTGGCGAAGACTTAATGGTAAACCTTGCTATCGGTGAATCAGCCTGGGGTCTAGCAAAGAATCGTATTCTTTCAAATCGTATTAATACATTTATGGCTGCAGTTAACAAAGCTGAAGGAGTTGCTAAGCAGGGTATATTAGATTCTGCAAACCCACTAGGTATAGCACTGCGTCTTATTAACAAGAGAGACGTTGATCGCTACGCTAAAGAATTAACAGACCTTCAAGGAAAGTTTGAAACTACACGCGGCACTATTGCATCTCTTAGAAAAGATATCAAAGGACTGCCAGCCAATAGTCCTAAAATTGCTGCGATAGAAACACAGATTAAGGACCTTGAGAAAGGTCTTGCTGGTGGATTAACTAACCAAACTCGTGAAATATTTGCACGTGCTTTATCAGAAGGTCGCATTAACAATATGCGTAAAAGCCTCGGTATGGGTCCAATGAATAAAGAAGAGATTGAACTTCTTACCGAACAAATTAAATACGGTAATATTGACAATGCTTTGGGTGAAGTTTCTGAAAGCGGAGCAAACTACGCACTAGGTAATGACTACATTGCACGTGCTACAAACCTTGCACAACAAACAGGTGTTAAGGTACACGCTCTTGAGATATCAGCACCTGGTCTCAACCTTGTTAAAAAGCCAGGTGAGCGTGGATACAAATTCCAGGCTATTGACCCAGGCAGCACAGAGTCTATGTTTACCTGGCTACTAAGTATCAGTCGTTATTCTAACGATGAACTTGGTAAAATTGCTATTGCCAATTTAGATAATAAAAAACTAGCGCTTGATAATATGCGTACTTGGCTTCAGACTAAGCAAGGTAAGCAATTTTTATCAGATGCTCGTTTGCAAAACGATATGGATGCAGAAGGTATCATTAACCTTGCTTTTGATCGAGCTAAAAATAACTTTGTTATGCGTGACGGTGAAATCAATTTAGACCTTTTGAACAAAGTTCGTGTCTTAGACAAGTCTGGAAACTACAAAGTTGAAGGTAAACTATCACTAGATGATCTACCTGATAACTATAATGAAGTTCCACGTGGTGTTATAGGACCTACTCTTATACCTGCAGTTGATGTCAACCAAGTAACATCTAATATTATGATGAATGGCTGGACTTTCTTAGGTATGGCTAACGCTCGTATTTCACGTCAACCTATGGTTTTGCAAGAAATGGTTAAAATCAGAAGAGAGATGCGTAAGTCTGGCTTTGAAGATGCTTGGATTGCTTCATACACAAAAGGTATGGATCCTACAAATACAACTGGTATTGAAATTGTTACTGAAAGAGCAAAGGTTGCTTTAGCAACTGCTGTTGAAGAGCGAGCAGTAAGCCAAATTCTTAAGTATGTAGATAACCCACTGGTTCGTACACAACTTGCCTTTGGTCTTCGTAACTTTGCTCGTTTCTATCGCGCTACAGAAGACTTCTATCGCCGTATGTACCGCGTTGTTCGTTACAACCCAGAAGCGCTTGTCAAGGCAGCCCTTACTTATGAGGGTGTAACGCATTCAGGATGGATTCAACAAGACGATCAGGGTGAAGATTACTTCGTATACCCTGCTATTGGTCCAGTTTACAACGCAGTACAAAATACTTTAGAGAGTTTAGGTATTAAGTCTGAGTTTAAAGTTCCATTCCCTGTGGAATTTGGAGCACGAGTCAAAATGCTTACACCATCTCTGAACCCAGACTCAATGATTCCTACATTCTCTGGCCCAATAGCTGGATTTAGTATTGGAACTGTATCTAGTCTTGTCAATATCTTTGACAAAGGCGCAGCAGATACAATTAGAGGCTACGCACTTGGTAAATACTCTGTAGATCAACCGTTCTTATCGTTGGTTTTACCAGCACATATTAATCGTGCATACGCTGCGATGAATCAAGATGACCGCAACTCTCAGTATGCGAGCGCTTGGCGTAAAGCAGTTACATACCTTGAGGCTTCAGGTCACGGTATTCCAAAAGAGTACGATGCAGAAGGTAACTTGATTCCACCTTCAGCGCAAGATTTGGAAAATTACCGTTTGAAGGTTAAGAATACAGTTATTGGTATTTTAGGAATGCGTTTTGCTTTTGGTTTCTTTGCACCAGCATCACCACAAGTCCAGTTAAAGTCAGATATGGCTCAATGGATTAGTGATAATGGGCGAGCAAACTTTAAGCAGACCTTTAATAAACTACGTGATCAATATACAAACATAGATGACGCTTACGCTAAATGGGTTGAACTGTTCCCTAATCAAGTTCCGTTTACGCTTACAGAATCAGAGCGCAAGGGACTTGCTCCACTGCGTTATGCTGAAGAAGCAGGTCAGTTTGTTAATGAAAACCAAGCGTTGTTTAATGACCATCCTTTGGCTGCAGGTTTCTTAATTCCTCACAAGGCTGGATTCTCTTGGGATGCGTATAAGTCTATGAGAGATCTAGGTCTTACACAGAACAAGCGTGTTGATGACTACCTAAAGGAAGTTCAGACCGCAGCAGATCTTCAAGCCTATTACAATAAAAAAGATGAGTTTGAATCATCACTTAGCACAGCAGTAGTTGACTTCCAAAGAACACAACTACGCAAAGAATTTACTGCTTGGAAAACTATATTCTTTGCTGGACGTCCATTAGCTGCTGAACAACTATCACAGGGTGGTCAAACAGCATTTAAGCGTAAAGATACTCTTAACGACTTAAACTTTATGCTTTCAAGAAATCTTAATATTGCTCCAGATACCGAAGCAAAACTTCGTGAAATGTCTCAAACATACCAGACATATCAAGATCAGAGAGCAAGCTATGAACAGTTCGGTGGTTCACAGCAAATGGTCAAAATGTTAAAAGACCAAACAATCGCAAAACTGCGCGAGTTGGCATCCTATAATGCAAACACTCAAGGGGCATATGATGTTCTCTTTGGTGGATTAATCGGAGACTAAATGTACACACTAAATGAAAAGGAGTTCAACTATGGCTGCTAAAACCCTTGATGAACTCAAAAAAGAACTTAGAAAAGTTTCCGATGCTACACAAGAAGCCTATGATAAATTAAATCCTCCTCTCTTTGATGACCGTGAAATGCTTAAAAAGAATTACTTAAAAGCATTAAAGAAAGATGACAAGGCAGAAATTGCTAGACTTAAACCTTTGTACGATGCAGCATTAGAGGCATACACAAAAGCGCAAACACGCAAGAATGCTCTTAGTCTACAAATTAAACGCCTAGAAAAAACAGAAGAAAAAGCAAAATTAGAAGAAGCAACTGGTAAAGCATCTATTGGTACCTACGAAAAATCTCTTAAGAAATTAAAAGAAGCAGAAATTGGTATTAAGGGATACAAAGGCGAAGAGAATTATCAGAACGCTTATTGGGCTGCACAAGATGCCTATAACTCTATTGTTGCTGCTGGTAAAACTCCACCTGCTGCTCTTCCATCACCTAAAATAGTTGTAGGTCCAAGACCTGAAGGTGACAATAAAGGCGGTACTGGTGGCACAACTGGTACTGGTCCAACAGGTGGCGTAAAGATTGAAGATATTGGTGCTATCTACAATACCCTTGTAGATCCTGCAAATTCTGGACAATTAAAAGCACTTCAAGAAAACTTGTTAAAAAACTTTCCACAGGTTTACAAGGCCAAAGCAGATGGTATTAATAGCTGGGTAGCCACTCAAGATGCTATTCAACAGATTTATACCCAAAGAGGACAACTACCTGCAGCCTTGCAAGGTAATAACCTTATGGAGTTTATTGCAGCTCCAACAATTCCTAATCTATTTAGTGCTTCTGGTTCTGGTGCTCCACAACCATACGGAACAATATCTAATGCACTAGATGCTCAAATGATTATTGACAGAGTATTTTCTGGTGTATTAGGTCGTGAATCAACTCAGGCTGAAAGAACAGCTCTCACAAAGATACTAAACGATGCTGAAAGAAAAAACCTTAAATTAACTAAAGATGGAATTACAACTGGTGGATTTAACCCAGACCAATTCATTGAAAACGTTATTAAGACAGGTACTTACACAGATTCCAAAACAAAGAAACCTATTACAAAAGGTTTTACTGCTAAGTTAAACGAAGAGTTTAAGACCAAGAAGCAGGACGCTAGTAACCTTACCGCTCAAGACCTTATGGAAACAGCAAGAAATAATGGATTGACTCTTTCACAATCTCAAATTGATGCTTATACAAAAGCCATTCAAAATGGAACCAAACTTGATGTAATTAAAAATCAAATCCGTTCTACAGCATCATTAGGTTTGCCAGATAATGTCAAGAAATTAATGGCTGAGGGAACAGATCTTGAAACAATCTACGCTCCATATAAGACTACAATGGCATCTGTTCTTGAATTAGATCCTAAGTCTATTGACATAAATGACCAAACACTTCGTAGCGCTATTAATACTACTGGCGAAATGCCTATCTATGATTTCCAACGTCAGCTTCGTAAAGATGCACGTTGGCAATACACAAACAATGCACGTAAAGAAGTTTCCGATTCAGTTACTAAAGTCCTTCAGGACTTTGGATTTGTGGGGTAAGCAATGGCTGGCGCATACGATAGACTTGACGCACCAACAAGTGTTACACCTGTTACTGGGACAAACAATTCTACACAAATTGTAAACCCAGGAAATCGTAGTGATGCTAGTTACATAGCAGAAGGACGTTCTGGAACATCCGATACAGGTAAAAATTATCTTGATGGTAAGTTAGTATCTTTTGAAGAATTTCAAAAATTTCTTTATGGTGGATCTGAGAATCAAAGTGGTGGAAATAGAAATAATTTAAACGCTCTTCAATCACAAGCACAAGCTGATAGAAAATCTGCTTACGATATTCTTATGGAAGAGTTTAATCGCTATGGATTAGGTTCTTTAGTTGAATCACTTAAAGGTCTTATAACAGAAAACATTTCACCTTCGGAATTTAGTCTTCGTTTACAACAAACAGATCAGTACAAGAAGCGCTTTAGCGCTAATGCTGACCGTATTGCTAAAGGTTTAACTGCACTAAAGCCAGCAGAATATCTTGCGATGGAAGACTCATACCAAAACATTATGCGTAATTATGGACTTCCTGCATCATATTATGCAAAGGATTCATTAGGAACACAGGCTGGATTTAATCAACTTATTGCTAATGACGTATCAGCAGTAGAACTAGAAGATCGTGTAATGACTGCACAGAATCGTGTAGTCAATGCCAACCCAGAAGTGTATAAAGCGCTCAAGGCTTTTTATCCAGACATTACTAATGGCGATATCTTGGCTTACACACTTGATCCTACTAAGGCACTTGACGCTATTAAGCGTAAGGTTACTGCAGCAGAAATTGGTGGAGCAGCACTTGCTCAAGGACTTACAACTGAAGCTGTAGCAGCAGAAAATCTTGCACGTTATGGAATCACAAAGCAACAAGCCGAACAAGGATATCAAGCAATCGGTGGAATGTTGCCACGTGCATCACAACTAGCAGATATCTATAAGCAAGATCCTTATACACAAGCAGTTGCTGAAGCAGAAGTCTTTGGTACAGGTGGTGCAGCATCTGCTGCAGAACGACGTAAAAAATTAACATCACTTGAAACAGCAAAGTTTTCAGGTTCATCTGGTATAGCAGGTAACGCATTAAGTCGTGACCGTGCATCAAGTACAGGTGCATACCGCGAATCAGGAGCAGGTAGCTTCTAAACATAAACCTGCCACTAGAACGACTGGCCTAGTGGAGCGACATTAATACCAGGAGTCAGAGCCATACCCGTACCCCAACGGAATATGAGGCTGGCGTAATCAACTAATGATAGGGAGATGGACTATGTCCAATAACGACTACGAGGACGACGACTTTGACTTTGAAGATTCTTCTTCAAACCAAAACAATGATCTCGTCAAACAACTGCGTAAAGCAGCAAAGCAAAAGGATAAAGAACTTCAAGAGCTTCGTGCTCAATTTGAAGGTGTATCCAAAGCACAAAGAGAACGAGCAATTAAGGATGTCCTCGAAGCTCGCGGGGTAAACAAGAAAATCTCTGCGTTTATCCCACAGGACATTGACCCAACTGAGGAGTCTTTGTCTAAGTGGTTGGACGATTACGGCGACGTATTCGGTATCCAGTCACAAGAATCTAACCAGAACGTGGTTGACCCAGCACAAGCTGCTGCTTACAAGAAGATGAATAACGCTATCGAATCTGGTTTAACACCAGACTCAGGTGATGACGTTCTTCGCAAACTTATGAGCGCTAACTCGAAAGAAGAGCTTGACGAAGTTATCCGTAATTCTGGACTCTAACAACAATCCGAAAGGCTAACGCTAAATGGCAATTCCAGGTGGTAATTTAACTGGTACCTCGGCGATCAGCAACCTCGTACAAACAGCATACGATCAGTATGTAAGAATGGCACTACGTTCCATTCCTGTTATGCGTGCTCTTGCAGACGTCAAGCCAGTTCAACAGGCAATGCCAGGATCTTCAGTTGTATTCTCAATCTATTCAGATTTAGCTCAGGCTACATCTACATTGACAGAAGCATCTGACGTTTCTTCTATTGCTCTTGGTAACCCAACACAAGTTGCAGTTACACTACAAGAATACGGCTCAGCCGTAACAACTACTAAGAAGTTAAACCTAACTTCTTTCAACGATGTTGACTCAGCACTTGCTGACATCATTGCTTATAATGCTGCAGACTCTATTGATTCTGTTGTAGCTTCTGTTCTAACAGCAGGCTCAAACGCAATCTATGCAGGAACAGCAACAAACACAGCAGGCATTACTGCAACTCAGCTAATGACTGTATCTGACATTCGTCAGGCTGTAACAGAACTTCGCACAAACAAGGCTTTGCCTCGTATTGGTGAACTATATGCAGCATACCTACACCCACGTCAGACAGCCGATCTTCGTGCTGAAACTGGTACTGGTGGATTCCAAGAACTTTCAAAGTACGTAGACCGCACACCATTCGTGGCTGGCGCTGTTGGCGTAATTGAAGGTGCTTTCGTGGTAGAAACACCACGTGTTCCATTCGCTACAAACGGTACAACAAACGTCTACAAGGCGGTTGTTGCTGGTCGTGAAGCACTTGCAGAAGCAATGGGCCAAGACATCTCAACTGTCATTGGACCACAGATTGACGCGCTCCGTCGTTTCCACACAATCGGTTGGTACTACTTCGGCGGATGGTCACTCCTTCGTCAAGCAGCTCTTTACCGCATTGAAACTGCTGCAACAAACGGTTAATAAATCCGTTCGGTGGGGGGCGGGTCGAACCGCCTCCCATCACTTAGAAAGGAAGTTATGACACAAGTACTCGTGGGTTATTCAATTAACACACCTTGGGAGAACCAGACGTGGGGTGCAGGCAAAGCGTGGCCTGACAAGTACTCACGTCTTGCTGGTAAACCTTTGGTTGGTGGTTCTCTTACAGGAACAATTCCAAATTTTATGACAGACATTGCTCGTGGCGTAACTTTAATTATACAAAATGGAGAAGTTGAAGAAACTTTATATCCATACCAAAACACTTTAGAAGATGCTGACTACTATTTCCTCGGTGGTCACGTCTATAGCATTACAATCGAACAAGGTGACTTTATGGCATCTAAAGGTTACAGCGATTATCTAACACCAATTTATGAGGAACAATGAGTAATTGTACATCGTCTTGCAAAACACAAGATCACGTCACCTATGGTGAGTGTATGCGTTCTAATATGCCAATGATTGACGGCGGTGCTACGCCTACTCGTACACGTTCATCTATGCAGGCAGTTAAGAAAGACGAAAAAGAATTGACTTCCTATTACGATGCAATCCGTCAGGGAGTAGAACCAATCTCTACAAAGAAGAAAGACATTGATGCAGCTATGGCTGTAAGCAATGAAGTCGGTAAAGCCTTCGATGGCAACACAATGGGATTTAGAGACTAAGCGTCACTAAATAGAAATAGGGGAAAACTATGAAAAAAATGAAATCATATGGTGGCGCTGAGTCAACCAATGACAGAGGCTTTGGACCAGGAAGCAAGAAGGGCATTACTCCTTCATCTATCGCTGCTTCAACTGGTAAGACAAAAGGAAACACAGCCAAGTTCTCTGGCGGTAAGAAGACGGTGAGCAAATAATGTGTGCTGTATGCGGATGCGGTTACGCATCATATGACGATATTGAAACAGGCGCTCCAGGCGCTATGGTTGGCGAAGAAGTACCAGGCGAAAAGGAAAACTACTAATGAACGCCAAGCCAAATAAAGTTAAAAAAGTAATGAAAGAGTTTAAGACTGGTTCATTGCGCTCTGGATCTAAAAAGGGTCCAGTAGTTAAAAATCGCAAGCAAGCAATCGCTATTGCATTAAGCGAAGCAAAAATGTCTAAAAAGAAAATGGGTAAAAAGAAGTAATGCCTAAGACAGCAGCGTGGCAACGCAAAGAAGGACAAAACCCAAAGGGTGGTCTAAATGCTAAAGGTCGCGCAAGCGCCAAAGCACAAGGTCACAACTTAAAGCCACCTGTTAAAAAGGCAGAAGCAGCCAAATCTCCAAAGGCAGCAGCACGACGCAAGTCATATTGTGCTCGTTCTGCAGGTCAGGCAAAGATGTTTCCAAAGGCTGCTAAAGATCCTAATAGCAGATTAAATAAAGCAAGAAGGGCTTGGGATTGTTAATGGAAAAGAAAGCATTTTGGGATAAGAAAAATCCTAATAAGAAGTCAAAGCCTTTAAGCCCAAAGCAAAAGGCATCAGCAAAGGCCAGAGCAAAAGCAGCAGGCAGACCATATCCAAATTTGGTTGATAACGCTGCTGCTAAAAAAACAAAGAAGAAGTGAGGACGTAGGTGTCATACGGATATTTTGGTTCAACGCTTAATGACGAATTAAATCGTCTAGCAAACGGTGGCACCTACCCTGCACGCTCTGCATATTTAGATCGAGCAGGAGCAGCTCAGGCTTGGGCTTCTGCTAGTTCAGTCAGCCTTGGTAAAGTAACAGACCTAGTAGGTGTTGTAAATTACATTGGTGGTATTACTAACCGTTCAGATATGTTAGATATTGCTGGCATCTGTAATAAAATTGCTGGCACTACTGGATTAGAACCAGCTGCCGCTCTTCGTGAGGTGGCATCTTGAGTGCTACATATAACATTATCTGCGAGCAAGCAACAACATTTAATTTTCAATTCATAATTAAAAACGACGGCACTCCCTGGAATTTAACAAACTATTCTGCAACTATGACAGTGCGTCCATTCCTTGGAGCAAGCACGACACTCTTAGTAGCAACGACAGCAAATGGACGAATCACTTTAGATGGTCCTAACGGAACAGTCACAGTCAATCTTTCAGCTACAGTTACAGGCGATTTAGTACCAGGTCGTTTTGTTTATGATTTAATACTTGATTCAGGATCTGTAATAACTCGTGTCCTAGAAGGACAATTTATTGTGACAGGAGCGGTAACTACAGATGTCTGAGACAATTATTGTTATTACTACCACATCACCACAAACTGGGCTATCATTAGCTGCGGATCAAGGACCACAAGGTCCTGCAGGAAATACAGGCCCAACTGGACCTATTGGTTCAACTGGTGCAAGCGTAACTGGAGCGACGGGAGGAACTGGTGCTACAGGCGATACTGGACCTATCGGTCCTACTGGTTCCACTGGTGATATTGGGCCTACTGGCTCTACTGGCCCTACTGGAGCTGACTCAACCGTTACAGGACCAACAGGACCAACGGGTTCTATTGGTAATACAGGGGCAACTGGATCTACTGGACCAACAGGACCTACTGGACTTACTGGCGAAACAGGAGCAACTGGACCCACAGGTGTTGCGGGAAGTACGGGCGCGACTGGTGCAACAGGACCTCAAGGTGATACAGGAAGCACGGGAGCAACTGGACCGACAGGTTCTATTGGCTCAACAGGTGTAACAGGCCCTACGGGCGCTACAGGGGTTATTGGACCTACTGGAGCGACAGGCTCTGTTGGTTCTACAGGTGCCACTGGCGCTGGTGGGGCTTTAGGCTATTGGGGTTCTTTTTGGTCAACCCAAGATCAAGTAGCGGCAAACACAACAACTGCTTACCCAATTACTTACAATAATACTGATCCAGATTCTAATGGTGTAAGTATTGTTTCTAACTCACGACTTACATTTGCCTATGCAGGTGTTTATGATATTCAATTTTCTGCTCAGGCTGACAGAGTATCTGGTAGTGGAACTGACACTATTGATATTTGGTTCCGTAAAAATGGAACCGACATTGCAGATAGCAATACTGTTGTAACTGTTTCAGGTGGTGCATTAGCAGCTAAAACAGTTGCTGCCTGGAATTATATGGTTGAACTTAATGCCAACGATTATATTGAATTGGTATGGCGAACATCTGATACAAGATTAGAGTTAACTGCAGATGTTGCAGGAACAAGCCCTACTCGACCAGCAGTTCCTAGCGTTATCCTTACAGCCTCTCAAGTTATGTATACCCAGCTTGGACCAACTGGTGCCACTGGGCCTACAGGTTCTATAGGTTCTACAGGGCCAACTGGTTCTATAGGTAATACAGGAGCTACTGGTGCTACTGGACCTACGGGCGCTGATTCAACAGTTGTTGGACCGACAGGTCCTACAGGCGCAACTGGTGCAACAGGCGCTGGAGTTACTGGTGCAACTGGTGTCACAGGTCCTACTGGTGATACAGGTTTAACAGGTGCCACTGGAGCAACAGGCGCTGGTGTAACAGGAGATACAGGTCCTACTGGACCTACAGGATCTGTTGGACCTACAGGTGCGACTGGTCCTACAGGACAAGGTCTTGCAACAGGTGGTGCTACTAACGCATTTTTAGCAAAAAATTCAGCTAATGATTACGACACTGCTTGGGTCACAATTATTGACGGTGGTACCCCGTAAGATACTCTTATGAAAGTTGCTGTCTATTCCATTGCGCTTAATGAAGAAAAGCACGTTAAGCGCTGGTATGAATCAACCAAAGAAGCTGACTATCACGTTATAGCAGATACTGGTTCAACAGATAAAACTGTTGAGATTGCTAAAAAACTTGGTATACAGGTTCATACCATAAGTGTAAAGCCTTGGCGTTTTGATGATGCTAGGAATGCAAGTCTTGCTCTAGTACCAACAGATGCTGATTACTGTATTGCAATGGACTTAGATGAGATAATGCTTCCAGGTTGGCGAACAGAACTTGAAAAGGCTTTTGCAGAAGGTATACATAAACCACGCTATAGATTTGTTACGGACTTCAATCCTGACAAAACTCCTAAAGCATCTTTCTTAGGATTTAGAATCCATACAAGACAGAACGTCAGATGGGTTTATCCAATACACGAAGTACCTAGTGGGTATTACCGTGAAGGTGAAGAGACATCTAAAGAGTACGACATTGAGTCGTGGCATTTACCAGATGGTGAGAAGTCACGTGGTAACTATCTGCCTATGCTCAAGAAAGCGGCAGAAGAAGATCCAAACGCTCGTAACTTATATTACTTAGGTAGAGAATATTTCTATCACAGTATGGCTGTGGAATCTACAGATACTCTAAAGCGTTACTTAGATGTCAGTGTATTCCCAGCAGAGAAAAGTTATGCGTTACGGATTTTGTCTAAGACAGATCCTAGTAATGCAGAAGAGTATTTAATAAAGGCTACTGA